GTTCAGGCTGACTCATTGGAACCTCCAGACGGTGCAATGGCTGTGGATGGTGCATAGTCCACCATGTCTCGGGCTTCATCAACGGTGATGATGCCTGCTTGTGTAAGTTTGATGGCAATGTCGGCTTGGTCTGCAGGGTTGCCTCGTAGGAAGTCATCTAGGTCAAATTTGACGTATTGTCCTCGAGGTGTCACATCGTCCATGCTGAGACGGTCCTCGATGCAGGTGATTACTGGACGTAGACCAAAATCAACTAGGGAACGTCGTTCAGCCGAAACGTTGCTGTAGGTGCTGGATGCTGATTCGGCGTTTAGATACCATGCCGGGATACCCATGAGGCGAGCCACTTCACTAGCTGCGTGAGAACGGGCCTCAACAAGTTGCATCTGAGCCGAGTCAAACCCGAGTGTCTGCAGTTTGATTGGGCCCTCGGTGTAGGCGGTTGAACGATCACGGCGAGCCTGCTTAAATGATGCGAGAAGTTTGGCAACTGAATCCCCATCAAGGTTCATGCCCTCATTGTTGAGCACCATCTGTGGAACTGGCTCTGATGCCATGCGGTAGGCCGCTGCTTCAAGTTCGATGGCTGTCTGGATGGTGCGACCTGCACGGGACAGTACGCCCTCGTCCCAACCTTGGAACACAATAAGGGAACCAAGACCATCGTTGGGTAGTTTGGTGCCATCAATGTTGTATGACTCAATGATGGAACGGTCTGTAGCCAGGTTGTATGAAACTCGGGTCGGGTTGATGCGTCGCATTTTGTAGGGACGTCCATCAGCTGGTGAAACGTCCATAACCTGCAAATAGCCGACACCATAGAACAGCAAGTCCTCAGCGAGCCATGTGAGTGTTACTGCACGGGGTACGGCTGGGTCTGGCTGGTCGATAACTTTGCGACGTGGGATTTCTTGGTCTTGGCTGTTATATTCGCACAGTGGGATTGTTCCAATAGTGCCGGCAAGGATGTTACGTGCCCGTGCCACAGCAGGGACACTCATGGCCGATTCACGTGTCACATAAACGGAGCCAAGGTTATCAAACGGCATCCCGTACGATCCATAGGACGGTGGCGTGTATGGCAGGACTGCAGCAGTGACAGTTGGCACATACTTGTCAATAACTTGTGCCGTGCTTAGGCGCATCGCATTGAGAATCCCCACGCTCAAACCTTAGCAGACGGGACGAACATTTGTTCGACTATTTGACCTTGAGTGAGGTCTTGTCCACACTAATTGACTTGCAACAATCAGCGTATGAATCACAGTCCTGTGTAGGACAACCTGACCGGCAAGCCATCAGGCAGGGTTAGGGATGTTGTCGACGATGGTTGTGACTGCTCCACCGTTACCTGCAGCAATAACGAGTTTCAACGTGTTTGCGTTCGTACCAGTAATAAGACCGAGACGGGCATAATCTTGTGTTCCTGATGGACTTCCTGCAGTCGCTTTCTGTAACTGGAGCATTCCGCCACCATTGATTGCCAACAATGCAAAACGAGCTGCCGTGGAGTTGAATGATGGGCTTCGAGTATCAACCTGATTCTGTAGCGTGCCATCACCTCGGAAAAATGCCAAAGCATTTCCACCAGAATCTTGTATCTCTACAATGTTTGCCGTGCTTGATGTTGCGCTCGATGCGGCTCTGAATGCTCCAGCAACAGTTCCCAAGCTACGAGCAACACTGCCCGTCTGCACTGCAGCAGCAACAGTACCTGCAACAGTTTGTGATCCCGTCGTGGTGTTGGCAAACGACACAGTAAATGGTGAAGTGTTACTAACTGCAGTAACTACAGACACAGCGTTATATCCAGTAGGTGTGATACCAGAAGTTGCAATCAAATCACCTACAGCAAGGTTTGTTGCTGTAGTTGTCGTGATGGTGGCCGTAGTTCCATCGCCAGATGCTGCAGTAGTAGCACCACCAACATTCTTGAACACTCCTGTAGCGTTTCCAGTCCAAATCTGACCGTTGGTATTACGTCCACCCAAAACAGTGCCGGTACTCATTTGGTACTGGATGAGATCAGCAGTCTGATTGATGACTCGCTTGATAATCATTGGGATAACGGTTGTCACAGCATTAGTGATCACGTGCCCACCAACTGTGAAAGCATTAGCAGCTGCAAGAACAGCAGCCGTCCCAGCAATCTTGACTGCACTCAATGTTCCAGAAATCTTTGCATCTGTAACCGAGGCATCAGTTGGGGTTCGAGTGTCGCTCAAGCGTGAATCTGTGGTGATGACAGCAGTTCCAGTCACCTGTGATGGCGCAATGGTAGGAATGTCCGATGCACTTAACGTGGTACCACTAGACACACGGCCAAACGAATCCGTAGTGACCTTGGTGTATGTGCCAGCCGTTCCAGCAGTTGCCAAACCAAGCTGTGCGGACGTCGAGGTGCCCGTATTAGTCAATTCACCAGAATCAACACCAACGACACCTGATGGGCCTTGTGGGCCTGTCGCACCAGTAGCACCCGTCGCACCCGTTGCACCAGTGGCACCAGTCGAACCCGTTGGTCCCTGCCCACCCTGCAGACCAGAAGTAGCAACCTGAATCGTTACATCTTCCTCAACAACAGTGATTGTAGTTGCCATTAGATAGTCACCTGCCCATCAAACGTAAATTTGCCATCAAGCACACGGTACGTGCTGGACCCGTTCGTTACCTCGAGGTCATACAAATAGTCACCCGGAGTAACGGCACCAGTTAGCGCAGACGAAATCGAAATAGCAATAGTGCCTGCGCTTCCCCCTAACGTGATGCCGCTACTCGAGGTTAGTGTGATTACAGCAGTAGAGTTCAGGAATTGCTTCACCTGAAGCTTTGCCGTGTAACCAGTCCAGTTAACCAATGTGCCATCAACACGCCACGTAAATGTACGTTCCCATGTTGCTCCGCACCAAACGGTTGCATTGTATTTGCCGGGGTCTAAAGCCATGTGCCCATCATACAGCAATGGTCACGACAGTCTTAGGCATTTCTGCATGGCCAACAGCCATCACCATCGCCACAGCTGCAGGAATCGACCCAGACTGCCTGCGAGCAATGCGCCAACCACCATCTGATGCTGGACGCCTCGAACAAGCAGCGAGTTGTGCCCTCAGTTCAGGCTGACCGACATGGTGAATCCGTTTGGCCTGCATTGCGGTCATGGTGATGTCGCACAATGTTGGAAACACGGTTCCAGACCAAGGCGTCGGGTCTGTATGAATACCTACCTGCTTGAGTCTTGCTGCAACATGCTCACCAGCTCGAGGATCATAAGCGACACTACGGGTCTTGTAACGCCTCACCACGGACGCAATCTCCCCTGCTAGTTCTAGTTCACTTAACGGCTCGTCACGCTCCCAAGCGTGGCTGAACACCCGTAAACCATCATCAGCGACCTGTGCACTTACCAGATAGCAGGATGTGCGGTTGAAGTCGAGGTCAAATGCCATGAATGTCGGCAGGTCTGGGTCCATGACCAATGTGCGGTCTAGACCAGCATCAAAGTTGGCAAGGTTCCACGGACTATCGAGCGCATCAACCCACTGGCACAGCAACTCGGTTCTCACATTGTCTGGATTGTCCCGTGCAACCGAATCCTCAAGCGATTCAATCTGAACCGTGTAACCAAGTGCAGGATTTGCTGCCTGCCAAGCACTAACGTCATTAACTTTGCAATGGGGTTCAGCTGACCACTCCCACCATCCCAGTCGAGGCGACTTGTCAGCAATCGCTCTGGATCGTAAATCATTAAGCACAGTGCTATCGGCTGTGCCTGCGTTCGAGGTGACCCAAGTCTGTGCATTCGGTCTGGCCCTCGTCGTTGGCGCAGCTGCTGCCCATACGGCCTCCCCAATCTCACGCAACTCATCAATGTAAAGTAAGTCAGCACTGGCACCACGAGCACCGTCAGCGGTAGCAGCCAAAATGTGATAGCGACGAACCCGTTGACATCCCGCTGGACACGGTTCAGGGGCATGCTCGCACCAAACCTCGATACCTTCGTTTCCATTAGTCCTGCTCACTTTCTTTATGCGCTTCGCCATCCAAGGTGTGCTTTCGATGATGTCTACAACTTTCCACAACGTATCCAGAGACAATCGGCGGTTCTGTGCCATCCCATAAGCTTGTGCCTCGCCAAATATAAATAGCCCGGCTAGAATCCTCATTCGCATTAAGTGCGTTTTTCCGTTCTGCCTCGCAACTAAGACACCACATGTGGTCCTAATCCACTTTCCGTCTGGACCGATTACTAGTGCCTGATCCATTACGTGCTTTTGCCACTCCATCAACGGCAGATTCAGACTTTCTGCCAACTGTGCCACCAGCGGTCCGAGGCTCCGACCTTTTACGGGCTTTGACTGCAACCGGGGGACTGACGAGCCGTAAATACGTTTCCGAGAATTCCTTGCCATGATCTACTTCCTGAACTACTGGGGACGAGCCAACATTACGACTCTTAGGGGTAAGTAACAACGCATCCATCAAACCAACATGCCTAGCAATCAACTGAGACAAATCAGACGTGTCACCGGTATCAAACTTGACGTCAATCAGGATGCTCAACCGATACAACACAGACAAAGCACCGGCATCAACAGCTGACAAATGGCCACCATTATTAGCCACAGCAATCTTGACGTTTTCAAGAATGTTCAAAGTGTTTTCAGTCATTTTGAGCCTCGGGCGGTGCAAATTTTCTCATCGGGGAATAAATGGCTCC